CGACCAACGGCTTCCAGTTTGAGGCGGCACTGCATGACACTGTCCTGGAAACAATTCCTCACGTACCGAGGAACCGTCTTCGGGTCGATGTCGCTACTACCGATGAACATGTCCGTGGTTGAAAGGGTTGCACCGTCACCGAGCTGCACGACTTTCACCGACTCTGAATCATAACCAAGAGTGACTGAGTACCCATACTCTTCCAGCAGATTCTGAGCAGCTTCGACAACGTCAGCACACTGCCAGGATACTGGTGGGTAGACATCAGTCGGGAGTATCGATACGTCGATTGATGCTTCGCCAAGAGCGGTCAACAGGAGCGTAGCCAGCTGTCGCAGGTTCTTCTGTCGAGCGGTGATGAACTCATTCACTCGAACAGTGTTGTACTCGCCGGAGATCGGGGCAACCATACGCCAGTGATCTCTGCGGTCCAGTACCTTCAGCAACAAGTACCGACCGTCGTCAGTAAACCGAATCGACCCGACATCCACGGTACAGTTCGGCAGTGTGACTGTGACAGAACTCGGGCTCGCCCAGGACATCGTGAGCGTACCCGTTGCTGGGAAGTTGGTCGCCTGCGGCAACGCACGAAGGATCGCCACATCGGGCATGAACCCTGTGGTCTGTGCATAGATGCACTCAACTGGATAAGAGATACCGGGGAATGACCAGGACATTGATTACCCTGTGATCGATGGAAGGATGAACGCTGAGAACCCCTGATCTGTTGTTGCCTCCATGTAATACTTCCAACTCGTGTGGAACATCTCGTTGCCACCAACGACCATGTCCTTCGGCGTATCGAAGGTGCGAATCCGCATCTCCTCGTGCTCGATGGTAGGCCACAGCGGATCAGAAGGTGTCACCCAGTCCTGCCTGCCGATTGCTTCTCCCTCCTGGACATACCAGAAAGAGGTTGCTGTCTGCAGTGTCTGGGCCTGTGGAGTACCGACCATCCGTGGCGAGTATCGCCACTTGGAACCACCCGTTCCGCGAATGGTGATACGTTCGTGCCAGCTGTACTGGCCGGAGCCGACACGCAGCTCGAAGCGGAGAACCACCTGATATGTTCGCAGGTTGAGGTACTCAGGTCGACCGGTCCATGGTCCATTGAAGAACGATGGTGGGCTGACAACCTTGACACCGCCGAAGGTATCAGCAGATGTGATTGCATGCCGAGTCAGGGTTGTGCCATCATCGTGGTACAGCCCGGCGTCCTGATAGTCTACGTTGTAGGCAGCGATCAAGCCGTCCAGCTTGGTCGTCAGTGCTGCCTTCATCCTCTCGGGGTCGCTGTTGTAATCAACCTTGGCAACACCAAGGATGGTCCATTCGTGGACATCCCCAATACGACGCATGAAACGATCGAACATGCCCTGCGAAGAGACGCGGAGCATCACCTCGTCCTGATCGTGTGAATAAGATCCGTACTTGAAGATCACAGCGACCACCTCTCAAACTGTTGATGGTTTCCTTCTCGCTCCATGAATGATCGAGCGACATACGCCTCAGTCGATTCGAGATCGTCGGTGTCACTCGGCTGCAGGGGGAACTCTCTGGACAGCGGCGGCTCCTGTGGTCGTGGGGGCTGCGTGGCATCTGCGGCTGCAAACATCTCTGCCGGGTCGAACGGGAAAGCTGGCGGCACCACCACCTCAACCCTGGACTTCGGCGTAGCTGCAGCAGCGGCAACAGGCTCCCGCATGCGAATGGCTGCCGGGATACCTGAGATCGCTTCCAGAATCTTCGGAGTAGCCTGTCGTGCTGAAGCAGTCACCGGAGCCATCGTGATCGCCGGTGCGTCAACGGAGAGGTCCATGGGCTTCAGGTATGACGGTGTACCGGGTGCTCTCTCAATCGGTACCGGGCTTGCAACAGTGTCGACCTGCGGCATCGCAGTCTTCGGGTTTGCAACAGCACCCACCTGCGGCTGGCTGGACTGTGGGGTCAGCGGCGTTGTCGCCGGACCTTCGGGAACAATCCCCTCCTTCGCAACTTTCTCCTGTGCCAGCCGATCCAGGAACTCCTTCGGCCTGGCGAGCGGAGATTCCTCTGCTGGTGCTTCCACCAACAAACGGATCAAATCTTCGATCTCTGCCATAGTCCACGATCCAGTCCAGGAGAAGTCGGTTACGCTCCCAGATGTAACACTCAGAGAGCGGGTGTTGATCTGAACGCCGGTGCTTCCAGTAATACCGCCAGCATGCAGACCACCGGGCGTTGCTGAGCCCCAGTGGGTTCGTATGATGACCTTTCACGCAGCCGTTGGGAAGCTCACATGGCACGGGAGTTCCGGGAGGGAGTCGCACCGGGTTTCCGGACGCCCCGATGTGGATCTCCCCGTTGTCTGCATTGATGCACCACGAGCGGCAGGTGCTGCAGTCCAGCACGCTCAGACCGGGGTTGATCCTGACGTGCAGCTCAACCGAATCGTTGAGTGTCTGGTAGTCCAGATTCTCCTGAGAGATCGAGTACCCGAGGACCGCCCTGAGTTTCGCTTCCTCAGATACCGGATGGTCCGCCCAGAAGAAAGGCCAGCTTCTGATGATACTCCGAACGTTGTCTGCCGGGAGCGAAGAGAACCGAACTCGTTGGTGATAGAGGGCCGGGCGGTAGTAAACCCCCGGCTCCAGTTCAAACGTGAACCCGTCATCAACGAGAGCTGGTATCATGCACTCACCAGTACGAAGTTAAAGGCTGCGGTTGCACTCTGGCGATGGGCTTCAAACGTGAGCGGCAACCGCACCTCATCCAGAGCACCCTCAATCGATGGGCTCTGTGGGTTGAGAATACCTTTCGGCACATTGAAGGTCAGTGAATCGCTGCCGTTCGTGAAAGCCAGAGCGATCGCAACACCGTCCGTCGAATCCCGGTTGTCCCAGTACACATCCTTGTTCGCAGCGATGTACGGGATCGATGTGGCGAACAGTGTCTGCCGTGGACCCACACCAACATCAGTCACAGTCGCACTGGCGTTCCAACTCTCAACCAACTTACGGTCAATCGCAATCGCGAAGCTGTTCGGGTTGAAACTCGTGCCGCCAATCGTGAGTGTTGTGCCTGTGAATGGGAAGATGTTATCTACAGTGCCATCGACCCAGCTCGTACCTGAGTCTTCGATCTCATCCTCAGCAATGAAGAGGCACTCGGCACTGATCGGCATCGTGCCGTTCTGACCACGGATGATCATGCGGGCAAGACGGCAGTTTGTGTACTTGTGAACCGCACCACCCTTGTCGATAATGATCTCACTGGTCGACACGGTCTGGTTCGCCGTATAAGTGGCAACAGACAATGTGGTCCCCACCTGCGGCAGCAGGTACTGGATCACCGGCACTGTGAGGTCAACCCACAACGTGAACGCAACCTTGCGGCGACCGGTTGCTGTTCGGTTCAGCAACGGGTCCACATTACCGCAGATCGCATCCGGGTTCTGCACACGTTCAACCGTCGTGTGGTCGAGGAATTTCGCGAAGCAATACTTTGCTCCGGCCAGCATGAGCCGGACATTGATGGGTACTGAGATCGTCATCTGTGATGCCTCACCATTACCTGGAAGACCATGAGTGAGACCTGCTGCTCGTGACTGATCAGCCGCTTAGCGTCAGCCGGAAGTCTGCTGATAATGTGGACCACGAATGGATCGTAGACCTCAACATCAGCATCCTGCAGGAAGGGATTCGGGATCGCCAGGAGTTCAGTCCTGATGAGATCCATCCAGTCCAGATATGTCTGGATTGGTCCTCGATACTGGTGGGGAGTGCTGTCGATGATCTGGACTGCAATACGGACGGCTTCGTCGTCCGCACAGTTCAGCCCAGCACCCATCTGCATTGTGGCACTGATCGGGGAGATAAGAATCCCCGGCAGTATCATGTTTGCAAAACCGTTGGGGGTTGTTACCAGTCTGCCGCCTTCCGGCACTTTCCATATCTGCACAGCAACGGGAGATACCGAACGCACACTCTCCTTCTCGCTGGCAACAAACCTACGCTCGGCTGCCAGTGTCTGGATGATCGTTTTGGTACGATCGAGAATGTTGAATTCGGGTGCTGCCATTACTGATTATTTGGTACGTAACCAATGTCTTTGAGCCGCAGGCCGTACCATTGGCCTGCCGGACCCTTCGTTCGAACAATACGAGCGTCGGCAGCGGCAGCAGCGTGGAACGCCTCAGCCTTCTTTGCCTTGCTCACAAGTGCTTCCGCATGGTTGCCAACCATCCTGGTGCCATATTGTGATTCACAGCATCGCAGGAGGAATGCCTGCATTGCCCCGTCAGCCACATCAACATGAGCCGATGCGACATAGGCCACATCGGTAGCTGACAGCGTTGAGTTGCTGATCCGGCATGTCGTCGATGTCAGCGGTTTCAACACCCTCACCTCAGTCATTGCCTGATCGTAAACAATGTCATTACCTGGGATGTCCCCGAATACTCCGGTTGGTTGTGAGGTGTCGGATGTTCCGACTCGCAGGACACACCCCTCCCAGTTGTCCGTCACCACTGCTGTGTCGAATGTGGCAACACCACTGTCAACTGACACCAGCCCACGGGACTCGCGAACCAGTGGATTGAGGGGGACTCGGCTGACATACAGGTATTGCAGAATCGAGGTCTGGCTGATCTGAGTTGGAATCCAGATCGACCAGCGATCAGGGCTACGGAAGTCAGACACGAGGGTGTAAGCAGTCGGCATCGCCAGAGACCAGGCAAACCCTTCAAAGATCTGGTGAGTCTCCAGGTAGTTCAGCCGCATCATGCGGATGTTCTGTTTGCCTTCCAGCACCTGCACGATATCACCCACGTCATAAGGAAGTGGGTACAGTGCCTGTTGCAGAACATACGGCTCATCCGTCTTGTCCCCCTCCGGGCAGTTCCCTTCATACAACTCGATAGTCGTATCGCTCAGCCTGCGGTAGATCGGGAACCAGTTGTACGCAATGCGGATGTGATGGAGTGTTACATCAGCAGGCCATGTGTTGTCGGTGAGTGTGACAACCCGAGTGTCGTAGTCGAAATCGACTGTACCATCGTCCTGTGCGATCTCGATTCGCTGGCTGCTGATCTTGTGGAAGTAAGACCACTGCTTTGCCGCCATCATCTCTGCCCACCCTGCGAGGACGGCAGTACGTACCTTCGCTTCGAGCATGCCCGCCAGTGGCGAGTCAAGCTGAATTGCAAGGTGCGTCATGAGGTCAGCAACAGTGAGCATTACCTGTTAGCTCCCAAAAACCTGCTTGTCCAGCTCATCCAGTGACGACGGTGTGGACATCACCTCGTCTGCAGTCACAACCGGTGCATGGACTGCTGTGATCTCCTCACGCAGCTCAGCATCTGTTGCATTGTCCCAGCGACCATCCGGGTCTCGACGATACTCCCCGATGTATCGCTGCATTGCATTCTCGTTGATCCGGCAGACCTGTGGCGTCGGTGCCTGCTGAACCGGATGGTTCTCCCAGTCACCTTCAACCTGTCGGTTGCGTTCCTTCATCACACGCTTCACGTCAGCCAGGCTGTGCTTGTGTGTAACGATCGCTCCCGGGTCTCCTGGGTAGTCGGCCAGACCACGATACACCATCGCGTCAGAGGGGAGATCCTCTCCTGTCTGTGCTCGATAGTTCCTGCGGTACTGTTCCAGCATGCCCGGGCATCCCTTGAACTGCTCCTCCAGTGAAGGAGCATTCGCAAGGACAACCCGGTCGTCCACTCCGGCAGTCGGTGCTGACTTCGTTGCCAGCATTGCTGCCATTGACACTGATTGACCGGCAGCAAGCATGTCGTCAAAGCGTTTGATCGCTTCCGGACCTGCCTGCTTAACAGCCAGCCATTCCAACTCATCTCGCATTTTGGGGAAGCGTTGAGTCAAGGTACTACTCCGCTGGTGGTGCTGGTGGCGTGTCAACCGCTGGTTCTGGCGGAGCCTCAACAACCGGCTCCGCTGGTGGTGCTGGTTCAGCAACAGGTTCTGACTTCTGCGGCGTTGCCCGGAAGATCTCTTTGCCCTGCTTGTCCACCACGATGACTTCCATCGCTCCGTTGTATGCCATGGACATCGCCTGTGGGATGTCGGTCTCCGCTCCATCTGACGTTACCACGATCGATAGCATTACTTCGCCCCTTTCTGAGCAGCCGCCTTCTTTGCGGCTTCGAGCTGGATGTCGTTCTGCTCCTGAAGATGCACCATCTGCTGAAGGTGAGACTCATCCTGCATTCGCAGTTTCTGCTGGTTGAAAATCTGATCCCAACGCAGTTTAGCCAACTGCTGGGGTGTTGCACCAGCCTGTTTAAACTGGGCATCCACCAGCCGGGCTGCAGCCTTAGCCTGCATCTCCTGGGCCTGTGCCTGCGTGAGCTGTACATCGGCAGCCATCTGAGCCTGTTGTGCCTGCTGTGCCATCGGGTCAGGAGCCGGGTGCCACGGACCCATGAAGAAGTCCTGGATGTCACGGATCTGAGCGGCGTATCCGAATCGCGTAATGAAGGCGTTGAGCGGTTTCTCGTCGCCAGTCATCTGTGCGTAGTTGGTCAGCATCTGGAGCAGGAACGGAGCCAGCTTCTCCAGGTCCGCCATGTCCTTCTCCCGATTCGGTCGCTGGATGTCAGTAGCGTCAACCCAGCACTCCATCTCCCGCACAAGTGTCTCAAACGGGATTGGCTTAACCATCGAGTTCCACGCCATCACACCCCATGGTCCGATGATCGGTGCCAGGGTCTGCGGATTCGTGTACATGGTAGTGAGCCATGTCTCCTTGGTGCCGACGTTCACGATGAAGTTGTGAACGTCCTTGGCCATCTTCTCTGGCCGGACGTTGGCTGCCTTCTGCTTTGCCTCGACATCAGAGTTGACGCGAGCCTGCTTCGCAGAGATGCCGTAGTGGATGTCGTCCAATCCGGTGGCCATCTGGAATTGCTGGTCGAGGTAGTTCACCCACTCCAACAGGTTGCCCTGAACCTCTGGTCGCTGGATGTATGCCAGCAAATCTGCCACCGGCTTATCACTGGCAGCAGACACCTTGATTACGGCAGGGTTATTCTCACCCTGAATCGCCTGCATCACCTGGTCAACAGTATGCTCGTAGGTAGCGAGGATGTCTCGACGGCGATCCCACGACATCTGCAGGTGGGTCACCAGCAACAGGTTCATCGCCAGCAACGCACCGATACCTGGTCCAAGCACAGCCATCGGCCAACACGATCCAACCACTGGGTAGAAGTCAAGCACTTCGACCGGCCAGCGGCGATCCTTCCACAGTTCGAACAGCACACCGAACTTGGGTGTCCTCCACCGCATTGCTTCTCGGATCTCGTCCGGCTGGCCGAACTGGATCAAAGCCGGTGGTAGGTTAAGCGGGTGCGACATGTTCGGAGCTACGCACAGGTAACAGTAATCACCTGTGAGTTGATCCAACTGCTGACCCATGTGAGCGTTGATGCCAGTGACACGAGCACCGATGCCACACGTTGACCAGATCTCGTACCACTCAATCTGGTCCGCGTACATCTCCAACGGAGAGTCAATGGACTTCTGAACGGTCTCGGTGCGACTCGCCCATTCCGCCGAGACATGGGTGCCTTTGTTCTTCAGGTACCCTTGTGGATATCCGAAGCGGCGTTCCACCTCCCACACACTCTCGACGTGTCGACGGGCGATCCACTTCACGTCACGCAGTCGCGGGTCCCGGGCGTCTGGATCGATCAGGAGGTTGTCCACTGAGTCAAAGAACGAACCGATTGATACCTCGCCAGTTGCCAGGTCCTTGAAAGCCTCGGTCCACATGCAGCCTCTGCCTGTGACCAGCCCGTCCTGGATTGCCATCTCAATGTCGTATTTGACATTGCCTGGTTGCTGGCGTGTCTGGTATTCAAGAGCAGCGGCAACGAGGTTGTTCCGCATCGCCTGCTGTTTCGCAGTCTGCTCCTGCTGCTGCCTCACCTGCTCCAGCATCTGCTCATCGTCGATACCGAACATCCTCGCGAGTTCGGTTTGATCCGGCATGTCTGGGGAGTGGATCTCCCGAACTGGATTGTTCCAGTACAGGGAGGGACCGATGATTGCGACCAGCTCGAATGCTTTGTTCAAGCTGACCATGAACTGAGGCTGCTGAACCTGCGGGTAGAACTCCTTGCGGAAGCTGTCTTCCCACATCGCTTTGGCGGAGGAGCCAAGGAACTGGCGACAGAGCTTCGCCATGATGTCGAAGCGTTCCTTGGCCTTGCGTGCCGCGTCAAATCGGTGGAACCAGTGGACCACGATCGGCTGCAGCAGATAGCTCTGCACATGATCAGGAGTAGCCTGCAGCTCTGCCACTGGTTAATCTCTCAGTCGAGAAGGAATGAGAACAGGAAACGTGGGCACCACGCTCCTCGCTTGATGTAGTTCGGGTTCTTCAACCGCTCATCACCGGCCAGACAAACGCCAGTGTACCGGACAACCTTGAGTTGCTCGGTATGCGTTGTCACAGCCAGGGTGACCATGTTGTCGTCCAGAAGCTCCAAAACTGTAGCGACATGCGGCGTCGAGTTCAACTGGGCTTGGGAAAACCAGAAGACAACGTCGCCTACTGCCACATTGATTGTCTGGTTTTCGAGGGTTACTGGGCGTACCAGTCTGTCAGCTTTCACAGGGAAATCTCCGTTTGGGGGTTCACTAAGGGATGCCAAGGATGATTGAACCCTTGGTCTGCTGCTGGGCCTTCTTGTTGCCGGTCAATGACGCCCACTGTGCCTGCTCTGCTTCGAACATTCGCATGCCCGGGGAGTCAGCCCCGGTGATCGGTGGTGTGACATATATCGGATCAGAGCCAGCCCAATACTCCAGACAGTCGAGCACGTCATGGACCTGCCCCTCTGCCAGTTTGTCCTGGATGTCTTCCTTGTTCACGTTGCGAAGGGTCTCTTCCAACTGCTGCACAAGGTGAGGGCACATGTGCGGAACTACTCGGAGTTGTGGCTTTGAGCATCCGGGACGGACTCGCATCCACGATCTGAGCTTCATTGTTCTGACTGTCCAGACATGTTCGCCCGGCAGGAATGTAGATCCGGTAGCCCGACATCGCAAGCCCACTGCGTTGAACTCGCGGGCATACTGCTCCCGGATCTTCCAGCTGAACCCCATCGGAGTCTGGTCCCCGCCCTTCTTATCGATGATGAATCGATTGAAGGTTCTGGCCGGTTCGAGGGCCTTCACGCGGGCAGCAATTTCCTTCGCGTCAATACGCGGTGCCGCGATCTCTCTGAAGATGATGTAATACGGTTCGTTGTTATCCCAGAACTTCGCTGGCGGGATCGCTGCAAACAGAAGTGCCGGTCTTCGGGTGCCGGGGTCGAGGATCAGCTCGACCATCCAGTCCAATGGTACGCCCCAGTTCAACTGCCGCATCGCTTCGGTGATACCATCATTGAGTGGGCTGTTGTGCCCGTAGTCAACACAATGGATACGCCGGTCGAACTCCGGGTATGCAGTGATGGTGTCTGTGACGAACTCACCGAAGTCTCGGGCTCGGAGTTCAGCATCACTCCAGCCTTCACGTCGCTTCCGCTTCTCGTCCTCGTCAATGAATGGCGAGTCACTGCCTTTGAAAGTGAAGGCAACAACATCCGGCTTCACCCGATGACCAGCGGCAACATCTCTTGCCTGCTCCTCTGCTCGCCTGTTGAGAGCCAGCAGAGCCGGTGTCTTCAATGTTGGCCATGATGTCCAGAGGATGCGACCCTTGCGGTCACTCAGTCGAGACTGCCACTCTGCGTAATGAGTGGAATCCTGGATCTCTTCGTCAGCCCAGAGGATGTTGATCGGGTCACCACGTTTCACTTCACCTGATGATGCAAAGCCATACGCAATCGATCCATTGGTGAGTGTGAGCGATGTGAACTTGAACTCTTTCTTGTTCTCCCATGTCTCCTCGGAGATCTCGCTCGGAGGGATCAACGGCGGAGCTGGCTTCCGCTCACTCATCGGGATGTCTTCATCACCGGGGATACGGCCCGGCTGCCATGCCCGCCACAACCCTGTCGTCTTGTCACGCACGATGTCGAACGCACCGGCACGACACAGCAGTCGATGGAGTGTCTGGCCGATGTGGTTGAGCTGCAGACCCACCAGCCACGCAACCACGGGGCGGTGCTGCCACCCCGGTTCTCGCATGTGATGCACCGATCCATCTGCGAATGTGATTGGTTTATTCCGCAGGTAGCTGGCGATAATCGCTGCGGCACAGACTGATTTGCCGGATCGGGTACCACCTTTAATCAGCATCTCAGTGGCTTGTTGGAACGTCAGGATCGCGGCTTCCTGATACTCCGTCGGTCGGAACAGTTC